TGTCAGCCAGCGCACCGGCACCTCCTTTGAAGCCAACGCCAACCTTTACAGCCGTATTGCCTCCTCCCTGCGTGATGCGGGCTATGCGTCAGCTGACGTGGCGAAAGTCACTGAGACCGTGGCGACCTCGCTGAAACTTTCCGGCGCCAGCACGGAGGAGGCGAGTTCAGTCATTACCCAGCTCAGCCAGGCGCTGGGATCGGGCGTGCTGCGCGGTGAAGAATTCAACGCCATTATGGAAAGCGGCGGGCGGCTGGCTAAGTTTCTCGCCGACGGCCTGCACACCTCCATTGGTGGCCTGCGCAACATGGCGAACAACGGGCAGCTGACCACGGATAAAATCGTGCCGCTGCTGACCAACGTTGAGCAGCTGCGTAAGGAGTTTGACACGCTTCCGGCCTCCATCAGCGGATCGGCTCAGAAGGTGGAAAACGCTTTTATGCAGTGGGTCGGCGGTGCAAACGACGCAACGGGGGCATCCGCTGCGCTGGCAGGCACGCTGGACGGACTGGCTTCTAATATCAGTAACGTGGCGGCGGTCGCAGGCGCGCTGACTGCTGTTGGCGCCGCCCGATACTTTGGCGGCGTGGCATCAGGAGCTATCAGCGCCACCGGCGCCCTGATCGCCGCCCGCAAAAGTCAGATTTCGCTGGCTGATGCGCAGCTTTACGCCGCAACTCAGGCACAGAGGAAAGCCGTGGCAAATGCTGCGGCAGCAGGTTCTGATTATAACCTTGCCGTTGCTGAGGCTAACGTTGCAAAGAACACATCAGCTTCAGCACTGGCTACGCAAAACCTGACGCAAAAACGCAGCGCAATGATAGCCGCCAATGCCTCGCTGGTGCTCTCAAATCGCGCCGTTACCGCATCCCAGGAATCGCTCAACCGCGTGACCTCAGCCGTCAGCCTGGCTAAATCCGCCGGTAGCGGCCTGCTGTCACTGGTGGGCGGCATCCCAGGCGCGGTGCTGGCGGTTGGCGCAGCATGGCTGTACGTGTACGAGAAAAATGAGCAGGCCCGAAAGGCAGCGCTGGCTTACGGCAAGGATGTGGCCGCCGCCGCGCCGGTTAACGGGCTGGCTATCCCTTCGGGTGACAACAGCAACGAGATCAACAAAACTGCCGTATCGATGCGGGTACAGGCTGAGGAGGTTTCTCGTCTCAACGCCGAAATAGCGGAGCTCAATCAGCAGCAGTACAACGCCCGCCAGGCGATGAAAAACAGTGAAGAAGGTAGCTGGTCATATAATAATGCCCAGCAGGCACTTGTTGAGATTAACCAGAAGCTTTCCACAGATGAAAGTCGCCTGGCAGAAGTTACGGATCAGCTTTCTGCAACGACCGATCGTCACAACCTGCTGCTTCGGCAAAATGCAGCGGCGGCAACCGAGTACTACAACAATCTTGTAAAGATGACCGGTCAGGGAGCGCTTTTCCGCGATACGATTGACGGTATAAACCGTGCAATGTCCGGTAATTCCGGCCTTGCATTCAGCCCGATGCGTCTTCCCCAGGCTCCTGTTACAGCTACCGATCAGCAGTCACTTCAACAGAAGCAGCAGGCCGCAGAATTAGCGGGCCTGTCGGGACTTGCAAAAGTACGGAAACAGGCACAGTTCGACCTTCAGAAAATGGGAAGGCTGGGGTTAGAGAATACCGCCTACTCAGAGAAATATACCCAGGCTCTGGTTGATGAGTACAACAACACTCAAAAGGTAGCGGCCTCCAAAAAAGCCGATACGGATGCAACCAATGCCCAGAAGAAAGCAGCGCGTGAGGCTGCGCAGACGGCAGAGCAGTACTCTCGTAAGATTGCCGATCTAAGTGTTGCCACGGATGTTCAACGCGTCAGAGCTACTCAGGGAGAAAAAGCCGCTGACCTTTATGCCGCTTCACATGAGAACGGGACGAAGTGGAGCGACGAACAGCGCAAGTCTATAGAGGCGGGTGCGGTTGCGCTGGCCAGGTGGACGCAAAAAGCAGATGAGGCAGTGCGCAAGCAGCGCGAAATGGCTGATGCATTAAAAGACCTTAAAGATGCTACGAGGAAATACCAGGATGATGCCACGCTGACGACGAAAACTGCGGGCATGAGCGATCGCCAGCGTGACCGTTTCAACGAACAGCAGCAGATCGATCGTATTTTCGATAAGGCAGGCGGGAATAAAAATACGCAGGCAATTGCAGCACGTCAGCAGGCGCTTGATGCTCTTGATAAGAAATATCAGGCAACCGCTGCTGCTGAATCCAGCTGGCTGAACGGCGTTTCCCGGGGCTATGAAAACTGGCTCGAAAGCGCCAGCAATATCTCCGGCACGGTTTCGCAGGGGATCACTTCCACGATGGACAGCGCGCTGGATAACATGGCGGCCGGACTGGCAGGGAGTAAGGCCGACTGGAAAAGCTGGGGGCTGTCTGTCCTGCAGATGATTTCCAAAGTCGCGCTACAGATGGCGATTGTGAATTCTCTTCGGGCTGCTGGCGGTTCTGCGCTGTCCGGCATATTCAGCGGGCTGGCAAGCGGTGTTGGCGGAGCCGCAACAGGCGCAGCCGGGGCAGCAGGCGGAACAGGCGCAATGGGAATGCCGACCAGCTTCAGCGCCTATGACGGCGGCGGCTTTACCGGCGCGGGCGGAAAATACGATCCGGCCGGTATTGTGCACCGGGGAGAATTCGTCTTCACCAAAGAAGCCACTGACCGGATCGGCGTATCCAACCTGTACAGCATGATGAAAGGCTATGCCAGCGGCGGCGTGGTGGGGGGCGCGGCGGGTATCAACGCGTTTTCCTCCGGCGTAAATGCCGTTTCCGGTAACGGGATGGGAGGAATTCAGGTTAACGCACCTGTCACGATTATGCAGGACAGCGGGGCCGGAGGCGTCAGCAGCGCCAATACAGCCAGCACGGCGAAGCAATTACAGGCCATCGTACAGACCACTGTTACCGACAGGCTGAGGAAAGAAATGTCGCCCGGCGGGCTGCTTTACAGGGGTTAATTTATGGCAATCGATACATTTACCTGGTGTCCGCAGGTTCAGGCCAGCGAACAGCTGGGCGTTGCAACACTTCAGGCTCAGTTTGGTGACGGCTACAAACAGGTAGCCAGCGCCGGGATAAACACGGCTGTGGAAGTATGGGCATTGTCCTGCAATGGCAATAAAGCTGACATGCTGGCGCTGCGGACGTTTCTGAAAGAACACGTGCTGGCTTCTTTCTGGTGGACTAACCCCTGGGGTGAAAAGCACCTCTATCGGGTGAAGCCTGACTCCATCAATCCTAAATTCATCAACGGAAACTTTGCAGAAATAGCTTTCACATTTGAACAGGCCTATGCGCCTTAATTCCTCCTCTCCGGTAACCGGGTCGCTCAGGCGGCCCTTTTTTATGGGCTGAATATGAGCTTCACACAGGACATACAGCAGCTGGAACCGGGCCAGCTAATCCAGCTGCTGGAGATTGACGGCACCGCCTTTGGCCTGGACAACATCCTGCGTTTTCACGCGCACAATATCAGCTCAGAAGGCTGGGCATCGTTTGCCGCTGATAATCTGCCGTCGATTATCTGGCAGGGCAACGAGTACGAGCCTTATCCGTATGAGCTGAAAGGGCTGGAGCTTTCCAGTACCGGGTCGCAGCCGACGCCGACGCTTTCCGTGGGCAACGTCGGGAATTACGTCACCGCGCTGTGCCTTCAGTTCGACGACCTGGTTAAGGCAAAGGTAAAGGTTCACACGACGCTGGCCCGATATCTCGACGCGGCGAACTGGACGGCGGGCAATGCAAACGCTCAGCCAACGGAAGAGCGCGTGCAGCTTTTTTATGTAAACGCGAAGAAAACCGAAACGCGTTCACAGGTGGATTTTGAGCTGTGCTCGCCGTTCGACGTGCAGAGCCTGCAATTACCGTCCCGGCAAATCACGCCGGTCTGTACCTGGTGTATGCGCGGCCGGTACCGCACCGGCACGGGCTGCGACTACAACGGCACGCGCTATTTCCTGAAAGACGGCACGCCGACGGATAACCCGGCGCTGGACGTGTGCGGCGGCCGCCTGAGCGACTGCAAGCTACGTTTTGGCGACGATCAGCCATTACCGTTCGGTGGCTTCCCGGCGGCAAACCTGCAGGGGAGATAATGATGCGGAAAAAAATTATGGCGGCCATCATGGCGCACGTTGAGGCGGAATATCCCAACGAGGCCTGCGGCGTGGTAGTTCAGACTGGTCGGGCTCAGGAGTACCTGCCGTGCCGGAACATCTCCGACACGCCGACCGAAAGCTTTACTCTGGCGCCGGATGACTACGCGGCGGCGGAAGCACAGGGCGAGGTGCTGATGATCATCCATTCTCACCCTGATGTGGTGCAGCTGGTGCCGTCAGAGGTTGACCGCATCCAGTGCGATCACTCCGGCGTCGAGTGGGGAATTATGTCGTGGCCGGACGGCGATTTCTGCACGCTTTCGCCGCGCGGTGAGCGGGAGCTGGCCGGGCGGCGCTGGGTGCTGGGTCACGCTGACTGCTGGACGCTGGTTATGGACTATTACCGGCAGGAGCACGGGCTGGCGCTGAATAACTGGTCAGTGGATTACGAGTGGTGGAAAGAAGGAAAAGAAAACCGCTACGACGACAACTGGCAGGCTGAGGGGTTCGTTGAGGTGCCGCGTGAGGACATGCAGCCAGGCGATATGGTGATGATGCAGGTCAGCGCGCCGGTCACCAACCATGCCGCCATATATCTTGGCGACAACATCATTCTGCACCACGCCTTCGGCAACCTGTCGGCGCGGGTGCCGTACGGAAAATACTACCGGGATCGAACGGTGCGCGTCGTGCGCCGGAAGGAGTTAATTGATGCTTAAAACACTGACGCTCGGCGGCGCGGCGGGCAAGAAATTTGGCAAAACGCACCGGTACCATGTGGCCGATCTGCGCGAGATGCTGCGCGCCATGTGCGCCACCGTGCCGGGATTCAAAAAGTACATGTCGAACGCGCATCTCAACGGCGTGCGCTTCACGTTCTGGTGCGGCGGCAACAACATCGGCCTGACGGAGTTTGATATGTCGGGCGGCGCGGAAGAGTACCGCATGATGCCGGTTATCGAAGGGCGCAAAAGCGGCGGCGCGCTGCAAATTGTGGTCGGCGCGGTGGCGCTGGTCGCGGCATTCTTCACGGCCGGCGCTTCGCTGGGCGTATGGGGCGCAACGATGGGGCTGGCAA